AATTGTTGCGATTTCGATTAATAGTGTTTCCATTTTGTTGTTTGTTAGTTTGTTGTGCTTTATTGTTATGTAATATTACAACCTTTTGTAATTAGATGCAAGTATTTGTAATAATATTTTTTATTTTTTTTTATTTATTTTAGTTTACCTTTACTTTGATTAACCAATATAAACCTATTTTTTAATGCAGTCCTTTGTAACACATGGAAAAGAAACAACGCGGCGGACCGCGGCCAAATTCGGGTCGACCCCCTAAAATACAGGAAATCAAGTTGATAGAACAAATGGACGCGATATGTGTGCCGGATAAAATTTGGGAAGCGCTTTTGTACAAATGTCAACAAGGTGACACGAACGCTTTAAAACTTTGGCTTTCTTACCGGTTTGGATTACCAAAGCAACAAATTGACGTTACGAGTAACGGTGAAAAAATCGCGCCTCCTATCCAATGGATAGGCAAAAGAGTTGCAATAGAAAACGCGAAGTTAGTAAGCGAAGAAGAAGAAGAAGAAGAAACAAACCAGCCCGAACCTTTGGCAATTGATAATCAACAAACCTATCTTTTCTAAATGATTAACTTGCTAGAAGATTACAAGCCGCTTTTTTATGAGGAACCCGAAACCCGTTACTATTTAATCACCGGCGGACGTGGATCGGGCAAAAGTTGGACGTTAGCGTTATTTCTGTTAAATCTAACTTATCAAAAAGGACACGTCATTCTTTTCACGCGTTACACTTTGGTTTCGGCGTTCATTTCGATAATCCCCGAATTTTTAGACAAGATAGAAATAATGGGAAAGGTAAACGATTTCGAAGTAACTCAATCCGAAATCATTAATAAATTAACAGGATCGAAAATACTATTTCGTGGAATCAAAACAAGTTCCGGCGTTAATACTGCAAATCTTAAATCGATTGCTGGTTTATCAACTTGGGTAATTGATGAAGCCGAGGAACTAACCGATCCGGACGTATTCGATAAAGTAGATTTATCCATACGTGCGAAGGATAACCCTAACCGCGTTATTTTGGTAATGAATCCCGCTTACAAAAGTCATTGGATTTACAACGACTTCGTAAAAAAGAAACGAAAGGATACAACTTATATTCATACAACTTACCTAGACAATAAAGAGAATTTAAGCGATTCATTCATACAAGCCGCGGAAAAAACCAAAAGAGAAAATAGAGCAAGATACGAGCACCTGTTTTTGGGTACTTGGTTGGATGATGCCGACGGAATGCTATGGAATCGAGCGATAATCGGAAAAGCTAGAATAGATGAAGCGCCAAACCTAACTAGAATAATTGTGGCAATTGATCCCGCCGTAACTGCAAATATGCAAAGCGATGAAACGGGAATAATAATTGTTGGAAAAGATAGCGAAGGATTTGGATACGTACTCGAAGACCTTAGCGGAAAATACTCGCCAAATCATTGGGCAAAGGTCGCCAATGATGCCGCGCTAAGATGGAACGCCGATTGCATAGTAGCTGAAAAAAACCAAGGTGGCGACATGGTAGAAGCTGTATTAAAGTCCCAAGGAACTAATTTTAGGATAAAGCTAGTAACTGCGACAAAGGGAAAATATGTGAGAGCGGAACCCGTTTATTCATTATATGAGCAAGGGCAAATTTATCACGTTGGAAGTTTTCCTATCTTAGAATCGCAAATGGTAACCTTTAACCCTGATAAAGGAAAATCGCCCGATCGAGTCGACGCGCTTGTTTGGGGATTAACTGAATTAATGGTAAAAAACAACTTTGAATTCTCAATATGAAAAAAGAAACTATTGCCGCGCTTATCTTGATGTTAATCACTTATTTATTTATCGTTTTCGTGACATTGGATTTTAACGTATTTAATTGGCATTGGAGCGCACGCGCTGTTATGGTAGTAACTTGGTTTTACGGAGTTACATTTTTAGAAAAGAATAAATAAGTATATTTGCTAAAACGAATATGCTATGCTATTAAAGGCTCTAAGGTCATACATTACTCCTACGGTTATTTCGACACCTCAGAAACCCGATGTAAACCTACTCAATCAAATACTTTATGGCCAATTTACGGCCTCCACGATGGTTGTTTGGTATGACTCAAATCAACAGACATTTATCGACAAAGGTTACAAAGGTAATGCACTTGTTTACTCAATTATTCGAAAGATAGCCGAGAAAGGCAAGCAGTGCCCTACTTACGTTTACAGAGAGACCCAAGCAGCTAAAAAATACAGAGGCGGAAAATATAATTCAAAAGAGCTTAACAGATTGCAAAGCATAGCATTTAGAAAGAAGGAGCTTGAAGATGTAAGTTATACCGATCCCGTAAGCCAGTTGATTAAAAATCCGAATCCAATGCAAACTTGGGCGGAATTCTTGGATTCTATGCTAACGTGGTACAATACTAGCGGCGAGATATTTGTTTACGGCTTTGCTCCACAGGATGGTTTAAATAAGGGCAAAATTAAGGAGATGTACGTTTTGCCGTCTAACTATGTCGAGATTGTGGCTGGTAGTTTATTTGAGCCTGTAAGAGGTTACAAATTGATAATTGGTGATCAGAACATTGAGATTCCAGCAAATGAAGTTTTGCATATTAAAACCACAAATTTAACTTGGGATTTGAATGGCGCTCAACTTCGTGGAATGCCTCCACTCTTGGCTGGTTTAACAACATTGCAAGCTAACAACGAAGCGACAGAGGCAAAACAGAAGACTTTCCAGAATGGAGGAGCGAAAGGAATTATTTCTCCGAATATCACAAACCCTGAGTTTTGGCCATCCCCTGATCAGCGCGCTAAGATGGATGAGCGGATAGATGAGAGGATAAACGGTAATAAGAACTTAAATAAGATTGTTGCATCTTCAATTCCTTTGCGTTACGATGCAATTGGATTGAGTCCTGTGGCAATGGATATTATTAACTCTCAGAACATGGATTTGCAAACTCTTTGCGGTCTTTGGGGAGTTAACCCTGTATTGTTTACATCTAACGCAACCTATGCCAATTTGGAAGGCGCACAGAAGGCTTTGGTTACCGATGTGATTATGCCACAGCTCCAAATGATTGAGGAGAAGTTTACGCAATGGCTAGGGATGTCTTACGGCATGGATTATGTGATTGACTTTGATATTTCATCATTCTCGGAGTTACAACCTGATGTGCAGGTTATTTTGGATACTTATGGCAAATCTCCATATTTTACAGGCAATGAGGTTAGAAGCTTGTTAAACTGGCACGCTAGCGAAGACCCAGCGATGGATGTGCATTGGATTCCTAACAACGTACTTCCAAGCGATGAGGCACTAGGAAACGCTACAACGGACTTTGTGGACTTCCAACCATAAAAAATGAATAAAATAAATTACTCTAAGGTTAGAAGGTCGGCGCAAGCGGATTTGAAGAAATATGAACGCCTTGGAATAAAAATATTTACAGAGGCATTAAAAGAGCAAGCAAAGCCAGTTGTGCCGTTGTTGCCCATGCAAGATGCTTATGTAAAGTTTTATCAAGCTGTATTTGTTGATTCTGCGACTAAAGAGTTTAATCGGATTCGTCAGGACAATAGAGAGAAGAAGTTTCTGCCAGATAATTTTTTTCTTAGCACTTGGCTTGAGTTTATAAAGAATTGGGTAATTGTTAATTTAGGTCAGTTAATATTTGATGTAACGGATACTAGTCAAAAAAAAGTCAATGAAATAGTTGCTCAAGGTATTGAGGATGGATTAAACCCTAGACAGATTGAAGAATTGTTGATTGAGCAGATTCCCGATATAAAAAGAGCTAGGGCAATTGCTAGGACTGAAGCTACACGAGCTTACAATGAAGGGAAGAAGCGTTCTGCTCAAGATTGGGCTAATCAGACTGGGACTTCGTTATGGAAGATATGGATTCATGGAGGAGCTAAAGAGCCTAGGATTCAGCACATACAAGCACAGAATAAACCCGTAAGATTTGATCAGCCGTTTGTGTTTTTTACGAATGGAGTTCAGGTATTGATGGATAAGCCTGGAGATTTAAACGGAGGAGCTGCTCAGACTATAAACTGCTCATGTGTAGTGGTTTACGTTTCAGAATCCTACGCAAGAAGGTATTTTAAGGATACATTTGTTCTGTAGTCAGTTTTGTTTGTTAATTTTATTTATTTGTATATTTGTCTAAACGAATAAGCAATGCTAGAGAAAGCCGAGCAGACGTATTCAGATTATCCCGAGGCGGTTAGAAATAATGCCAAAAGAGTTTTGAAATATGTTGATGAGAACGGATGGGGGTCATGTGGCACTCCAGTCGGAAAGCAGAGGGCAAATCAGCTTGCAAACGGCGAGCCTATTTCGGTTGATACGATTAAAAGAATGTTTAGCTATCTTAGCAGACATGAAGTTGATTTAGAATCTTCTTCATCTTATTCTGATGGTTGTGGTCTATTGATGTACGATGCATGGGGGGGTAGGGCTGCTTTGACTTGGAGTAGGAATAAATTAAAGGAATTAGAAAAGACTAGCGATATGGGTTTTGTAAAAAAAGGATTAAACCAAGGCTTTACAGATAGCGACATGAAACAAGGAATTGTTTCGGGTTATTTTGCTATGTTTGGCAACAAAGACCTCGATGGCGATGTAATTGAGGCAGGTGCTTTTACTAAGACAGTAATGGAGCGTGGCCCTCAAGGAA